CATATATTCGGGAGTCGGAGAACATTGATTTGAAGTCAGCTTTGGGTGATGCTTTATTCTTAGATGTGAAAGAACATCCGGAAAATTATAGTGAGTTGCTTAATGGTAGTTCTTATACCATAGAATGTGGAGGCAAACGTTCCTTTGTAGGGCTGAAAACGACATTGGCATATTATACCTATGCTCGTATCGTGAAAAATGGAGATGGAAATGTCACCCGTTTTGGATTTGTCAATAAAGATAACGAATATTCATCGCGTTCTGATTTTAAGGAGAAACTTATGGCTTATAATGATGCTTTCTCTGTTGCTGATAGGTATATGAAAGAATGTGTTCGGTATTTGAATGATAATAAAAAAGACTTTCCGCTGTATAGGGGAAGTGGAGGGATTAATGCTAATCGTGTAACTTTTAGAGTACTTGGTGAATAATGCCTGATACACTTGACATATTAAGGAAACTTGCTCTACAGATAAGGAACGCCTCTTCTGAGGGAGAGAATACCGCAGAGAGGGTTGGACGGACATTTATTGGCATTCTTGAACTCATTCAACAAGGAATGAGCATCGAAGAATTATCAAAGGTGTTCCTTCGAAAAGACCAGGCTGACGGCACCCCCTTCCCCATAACCTTCGGAGATTGGGTCAAGTTCGGCGAGTTTATCACCGGTATTTCCGGAGGTTGTATCGATAAGAATGGCATCCTTGAAATGGAAGAGGGCATTTTCCGCAAACGTCTGTTTGTTCCGGAGATTGCCTATAACCGTGTGACCTATTTCAAAGGCAGAATGTGCGCCTCTCCCGGAGGCGGATGTACGGTCAAGGAATGGAGCGACAACGGTGACGGCAGCTACACCATAACTCCTGACCTGACCGATGCCGACGGGCTGAGCCAGTTTGTGGATGACATTCTGACCACCTACTTCGTCACCAAGAACGCCGAAGGCAAGCTGCAGGGGTTCGAGGAGATGAAGTTCCGGGTGACTTCTGCCGATTACACTGCCAAGACATTCGTCATGACGCCGAAACCGGGTACCGACTGGAAGCCGGGGGATGCGATGGTACTCGCCCAGACGGGTAACTTTACAGACCCGGAACGGCAGACGTACATCCTGATTGATACGGTTAACGGCAACAACTGCATCACTTTCTTCGACCACGCCAATACCTGGGATGTCGAGCCGGCACAAGAGATGTCGTGGATTGGCAAGAAGAAAGGCAGAACAGTTCACGGCATTCCGGCCGACAACTACTCGGCTGTTTTTCGCCACGTCATCATGTCCGGCAAGATATTCCAGGTGGATGACATCACCGGCGAGGCTTTCCGGGTACCGCTATTTAAAGGTACGTGGAAAAAGGGTGAGAAGTATGCCTATTATGATGAGGTGACGCATAACGGCAGCTCATGGATATGTGTCAATGAGAAAGGCACGTCTACAGAACCGGCAGACGGCAATGCCGACTGGCTGAAATATGCGGCCAAGGGAGAAAGCGGCAA